TCGCCGGCAACGCAGCAGCATTGAGACGCAATGAACACCACCCGACCGCACCGCTCAGAATAATTGTCGCTCAGCGTTCAAGATAGTTGACGCCGGCCAGTCCATTGACCGTGAGGCTGACTTGATCGCAGAGGAGGCTCGCATGGCACAGGTAGCGCACATCACGCATACAACCGACATGGACAGCCCAGCCAAATCCAAGGTCAGCCCAATGATCTCGGTGAGTGACAACCGAGAGTTGGACCCCACCCACGGCTTCAAGAGTGTGGGCGAATTTCTAAAGACGGTTTGTCATGCGCAAAAGCCAGGTGCGTCCATCGATGATCGGCTGCTCATTGGTAGTTCTCGAAGCGCTGCTGCACCGGCGACCTTTGGCTCAGAAGGTTCTGCTCAGGATGGTGGGTTTTTGGTGCCGCCGCAGTTTGCGCAGTCCATCTTCCAGCTGTCTTTGGGTGAGGACTCATTGCTGCCCTTGACCGACAACGTGGAGGTTTCGGGCAACACCATGGCTTTCCCCAAGGACGAGACCACGCCATGGGGCAGCAACGGCATTCGCGCCTACTGGCAAGGCGAGGCCACGCCAACAGTGAACACCAAACCGGTGCTGGGTTTGTCCACGCTGCGCCTGAAGAAGTTGATGGCACTGGTGCCGGTGACGGATGAGCTGTTGGATGACACCAATGCCTTGTCCACCTATTTGCCTGACAAGATCGCCACCTCCATTCGCTGGAAGACCAACGAGTCCATCCTGTTTGGCTCCGGCACGGGCGTGCCTGTGGGCTGTATGACGGGATCAACCACGGTGACGGTGGCCAAAGACTCGGGTCAAGCCACGGGGACGCTCACGCCCAACAACTTGGCCAAGATGATCTCGCGCTTGCCCCCGGGCAGCTTTGGCAAGTCGGTGTGGATCGTCAACAACGACGTGCTGCCGGCCTTGTTCACATTGACGCTGGGCAACTATCCCATCTATTTGCCCACGGGCTTGAACGTGGGTGGCATCCAGCCGTCTCCTTATGGCACCTTGCTGGGCCGCCCGGTGTTTGTCTCGCAACACGCCAACAGCTTCTCGGGAGCAGGGGACGTGCTGTTGGCTGACCTGTCCTACTACCAGACCATCACCAAAGCGGGTGGTTTGCAAACGGCCACATCCATGCACCTGTACTTCGATGCAGACATGACGGCGTTTCGAACGACCTTCCGCATGGATGGGCAATCCAAGATCGCGTCCCCCATTGCGCCGGCCAAGGGCAACGCCACGATGTCCCCATTCATCCAGCTGGGCGCGCGCTGATCGACTTTGTTAGCCCGCGGCTAACAAATCACTCATTTCGTTTGAATTAAGGAGTTCAAGATGTACTTCAACACCACGGGCAGCGAACAGCTGTCCATTCTGGCCACCATCGACCCGTCCGTTCAAGCGGTGGGCACAGCCAACACCTCGTGGGTGCCTTTGGCCAATCACCTGGATGCGCTGGCACTCATTGCCACCGGCGCCATGGAAGTGGGCGCCACGCTGGATGCCAAACTGCAGCAAGCCACGGATGCATCGGGCACCGGCGCCAAAGACATTGAGGGCACCAGCATCACGCAGCTGCTTGATGGCAGTGGCGACAACGCGCAAGTGCTGATTAACTTGCGCGCTGAGGACTTGGATGTGAACGCGGGTTACGCGTATGTGCGCTTGGCCCTGACGGTGGGCACTACTGCGGCCAACACCGCCGCACTGCTGCTGGGCATCAATGCGCGGCGCGAGCCTGCTGATCAGTTCAATGTGGATTCGGTGGCTGAGGTGGCGTGATTCGCCGCTGCAGCTGTTGATCCTTAGACGGCCTCTTGCTCCTGAGACCAAGTGCGTTTGCACTCTTCTTTGGTGCTGGGGCCACTGAGCCCATAGGCATCAATGAACAAACCATCGCTGAGGCGTTTGAGCCGCTCAGCGCCTGTGGCATCCAAGTGACCGCAAATCATATCGCCCAGCCGCATCTGTGGTGTTTCTTGAGATTCAAATAAGGCAAACCAGCCTTGCTCGCTTTGCAGCACAAAGGCTGTTTGGCTGCTGTTGATGAGTGCGATGGCGCCTTTTTGCATGTTTGTAACCTCCTTGATTTGAGGGCTTATCTTGCCTAAATTCCTGCAAATCGTTCCTAGGAATGAGCCCTAAATGGATAGCGCTATCGCTGGCATGGCTGGTGCTCAACTACTGCAAACCTTGATTTGCAAACGTTTTTGAAAGTCACCCATGCCGTTGCAATTGGTTACGTCAGCCGTATTGGAGCCTGTGAGCCTGGATGAGGTTAAACATCACCTGCGCGTGGACATCGAGGACGACGACGCGCTGATCACGGCATTGATCACTGCAGCGCGCCAAGCGGCTGAGAGCATCACCCAACGTCAACTGATGCCAGCGATGCACAGCTTGGTTTTGGATGGGTTTGTGTGGCCCCAGGGGCGCGCTGCTGGTGGCTGCGCTTCCATGTTGCCAAGCAATGTCTTGTTGCTCACCCCTTGTCCGGTGCGCGCGGTGACTGCCGTGCAGTACTTGGACATGAATGGACACGTGCAGGCTTTGGATATAAACGACTATGTGGTGGACTTGGTCTGTGAGCCTGCTCGTTTGACGCCTGCATTTGGACGCGTGTGGCCCGTGGCATTGCCGCAGATTGGATCTGTCACCGTGCGCTTTGAGACTGGCTATGCTGACAAAGAGTCAGTGCCTGAGGGCATCAAGGCATGGATCAAGCTGCGCGTGGGCGCCATGTACGCGCACCGAGAAGAAATCACTGCCACCACTCGGGGCCGGTTGGACTCGTTGCCCTTTGTGGATGGACTGCTTGATCCCTACAAGCTGGCACTGGTGTGAAAGGCGTAAACGATGACAACGCCGATGGGCGCCGGTCAGTTGAATCGGCGCATTCAGTTTGAAGTGCTAAGTGCAAGTGTTGATGCATTGGGGGCGCCCATGCCAGGGTGGACCGTGTTGTTGACGACTTGGGCAAGCATTGAGCCCATCTCTGCACGGCAGGCCGTAACTGCACAGCGCATCAACAACGCCATCACGCATCAAGTCACCTTGCGATGGCGTTCAGCGCTGGCTGACGAGGCCGAGGTGATGCGCATGCGCATTCGTCATGGCCAGAAATTTTTTCGTGTGCTCTCATGCCTGGATGAAGACCAGCGGCACATGCAGTTGATCTTGCTGGTGGCCACGATCACCGACTGAAGATGAGTAAGACTGTTCGCATTGAGGGCTTGAAAGCCCTGGATCAAGCTTTGCGCGCTTTGCCGGACCGTGTGGCTCGCAATGGCTTGAGGGCGAGTGTCTACGCCGGGGCCAAGGTGGTGCGAGATGAGGCCAAGCGTCGCGCACCGAAAGCGGTAGAAAGCTTGGGACCCTATCAACCGCCACCAGGCACCCTGAAGCGCTCGGTGATCATGAAACAAGTGCGTGAGCTTTCCAGCCAGCACAAGCAGACCTTCTTCGTGACGGTGCGTCATGGTAAGAAGTACCGCAAGCAAGGCAAGAAGGGCAATCTGTCCCAAGACGCCTGGTATTGGCGCTTTGTGGAGTTCGGTACCCGAAAGATGGCAGCACGTCCGTTCTTGAGGCCAGCCTTTGAGGCCAAGCGCATGCAAGCGGCATTGGCTATTAAGACGCGTTTGCAGGAGCGCATTGCCAAAGCTGTCCAGCAATTGCACTCTAAACCGTAATCCACTCATTTGCTATGCAAGAACTCTATGAGGCCATCAAAAGCCTGTTGGATGGCCGTGTCTACGCATTGGTTGCGCCTGAAGCAACCGACAGCCCATTCATGGTTTACACGCCGGTGACCACTGAACACGTGTTTGGCCTGGCCGGTCCTTGTGGCGTGCTGCGCATGCGAACTCAGGTGGATGTGTACGCCAAGTCGCTGGCTCAAGCCTTTGGCATCCATGACCAGGTGTTGGTTGCATTGATGGACGCCTTGGACACCGTCGTTGATGTGCGCATGGGCGTGGCTGAGTTTGATGACGAGGCACAGCTATATCGCGTGAGCTTTGACTACAGCCACCACCAGTTGGGCGCAGCAGTTGCGCCTTGAACACCCTCTGTCAACTGGTTCTCCTTCAATCGATTCACTTTTAAGGAAACACCAACATGGCCAGTACCGCCATCTCTGCCCAAGGCATTGCGATTGCCCGTATGGGCAGCGCCACCTTTGAGACCATTCCCAACGTCGTGTCGTTTCAAGGACCCGGTGGCCAGTCCTCAGTGATTGATGTCACCAACCTGAGTTCATCCGCCAAAGAGAAACGCGTGGGCTTGCGCGATGAGGGGCAATTGAGTTTGTCCATTCACTACAACCCGGACGACTTGGTGCATCAAAGCCTGCGCAACGACCGGGTGAACCGTGCACGCGTGCAGTTTCGCATCACCTTCACCGACACCGATCCAGCCACCACGTGGACCTTTTACGGTTATGTGACGCAGTTCAGCGTGCAAGGTGGGGTGGATGCTGTCGTTGAAGCTAGCGTGACCATCGAGATTGATGGCGAGATCACTGAGGGGTAAATCATGACCGTACTGAGTAAAGACGCGATTCTTCAAGCACCGGACATGCCGGTTGAAACGGTGAGCGTTCCAGAGTGGGGCGGTCAAGTGTGCGTGCGCACCATGAGTGGCACGGACCGCGATGCGTTTGAGGCCAGTCTGATAGGTAAGCAAGGCGAAGTGCAGGGTGGTGGGCAGCAGCTGCAAAACGTGCGTGCACGCTTGGTGGCCCTAACGGTTTGCGACAAGACGGGCGTTCGCTTGTTCACTGACGCGGACATTCCGGCCCTGGGCGCAAAGAGCGCCAAGGCACTGGATCGGGTGTTTGCTGTGGCGCAGCGACTGAACGGCATTGGTCAACAAGAGGTTGATGCCGCAAAAAACGGCTGATCGCCAACCCCGCTCGAGCTTTCGTGTTTCGCCTGGCGCTGGCTCTAGGTCTGCCGGTGCGTGAGTTGCTCTCGCGCATGGGCTCTGATGAGTTGACCGAGTGGATGGCGTACTACCAAATCGACCCCTTTGGGGACTATCGAGCCGATGTGCGCTCAGGTGTGGTTGCGGCAACCTTTGCCAACGCTAACCGTGCACCCAATGCCAAGGTATTTACGCCTGAGGACTTCATGCCGTTTGTTGCGGTTCACGCAGACCGCTTGAAACCAGCAGCCACAGCGGAATCTGATCGAGCAGCGGCCAATGTTGCCCAATTCAAAGCCATGTTTGCGCACCGCCTGAAACCAACAACGAACGAGGATTGACGTGTCTGATCTGGGCTCACTGGTCATCAAGCTGTCTGCGGAGACAGCGCAGTTTCGCTCGGACTTGGGCAAGAGCGCTCATTTGCTCAGCAAAACCGTCAATGACATGCGATCCTCCATGGAGCGCCTCTCGGGTGTGGCACAAAAGACCTTTGCGCTGGCCATTGGCGTGACCAGTGTTGCCGCGATCAAAGACTTCGTGGTGCAGACCATTGATGCAGCCGCGTCCTTGCAAGGACTGGCTGAGCAAGCTGGTGCCAGTGCGGAGAGTTTGTCGGGTTTTGCGCCGGTGGCCACGATCTCGGGCACCTCGTTGCAGTCATTGTCCATGGGCATGTTCAAGTTGTCCAAAGCCATGGCGGACATGGGTGATGAATCCAAGCCTGCTTCGCGCGCGCTGAACTTCCTGGGCGTTCAGGCCAAGGACTCGCAGGGGCAACTGCGCGACAGTTCACAAGTGCTCAATGAAGTGGCGTTGAAGCTGGCCGAGTATGAGGACGGTGCCGGTAAAACCGCTTTGGCCATGGAGATCTTTGGTGAGTCTGGCGCCTCGCTGATCTCCTTCATGAAGGACCTGGCTGAGAATCAAGACCTGAACATCCGGCTCACTGGCGATCAAATCGCAGCGGCTGATGGCGCATCCAAAGCATTGGCACGCATGCGTGCGCAAACGACGTATGTGTCTCAGGTGGTGGTCACATCGTCCATTCCTGCGATGAGCGCGTTGGCTGAGGAGTTTGCTCGCCTCACCTTGGGCACCGGCGACGTGGTCAAAGGCGTGCGCACCTTGCAAACCAATGGTGACTTGAGCACCTGGGCGGAGAACGTGGCCTATGCCTTGGCGTTGGTGATTGACTCGCTCAAGGTGATTGGCCACATGATCAAGTCGGTGGTGGGCAGCTTTCGGGCGGTGTGGGCTGATATCGAGCTGATTGGTGCTTTCCTCATGGGCGGCAAAGGGCTGAACCCGTTTTCTGAGGAGAACCGCGCCCGATTCAAAGCGGCCTTGGATGAGCGCAACGCCATTGTCGAGAAGGCCAACCAAAACTATGTGGATCTGTGGAAGATGCCACTGCTGGCCGATGCTGTCACACAGCACTTTGAGCGCATTCGAGCCGAGACGGCGCAAGCGGCTGCAGCGCCGTTGCCCGAGGTCACGGTGTCTGGACAGCCTGTCGGTGCAAGCAAATTAAAGCCACTGAACTACAGCGTGGCGGCGCGGGCGCAAAGTGCAACGGCGACGTTGGGCATGGATGCAGAGCTCAAGAAGCTGCAGTCGCAAATCGATGCCCAGGCGCAGCTGCTCAAAGATCGCAACGCCGTTATTGACCTGTATGCCACGCAAGGGTTGATGAGTTGGCGTGAATCCGCTGCAGCCAAACTGGCGGCCGAGGGCGATTACACCGAGCACCTGAGTGGACTGTATGGCCGCCAAGAAGCCCTGTTGAAGCATGGCTTGAAGGTCACGGCCAGCACCACCCAAGAACGCATCAAGTTGCAAACCCGGCTGGATGAGCTGATGGCCAAGCGGGCGCAATTGCAGCAAGGCGTCACACAGGGAGCATTGCAGCGCAGTGTGCAAGCACCAGGCCTGGAGCTCAAAGACATCCAAGACAAAGCCAAGCGCGCGCAAACCGAGTTGTCGCAAATCGAGGTGGTGATTCGAAGCCAGCGCGAAAGCGGCGCCATCAGCGAGGTGGAAACGCTCAGGGCATTGAGTGAAGCCAGACAGGGAAGCGCCAAGCAACTGGCCACCTTGGCTGCGCGTGCATCTGAATTGGCCGCTACGGTGCCCGGCAGTGAACAATTGGCTCAAGGCTTGCAAGACATTGCTCTGGCGGCCACGGGAGCAGCCAGTGCCGCGCAACTCTTGGCGCAGCAAGCCAAAGAGCTTGTTGACCCGGAAGCTGGTTTTGCCAAGGGATTAAAGGGTGTGGCGGAGCAGGCCGAGCAAGTGGGCAAGCAAATGGAGGCGGCAACGGTCAAAGCATTCAATGGCATGACCGATGCGCTGGTCAACTTTGTGATGACGGGCAAACTGGACTTCAGATCCTTGGCCAACTCCATCATCAGCGACTTGATTCGCATTCAAATCCAAAAGTCCATCACCGGTCCATTGGCCAAGGCCATGAGCGTGGCTTTTGGCTTTGCCAATGGTGGGGTGATGTCTTCAGCAGGGCCGTTGCCGTTGCGTGCTTACGCCGGTGGTGGCATTGCCAGTTCACCACAACTGGCCGTCTTTGGTGAAGGCTCACGCCCTGAAGCCTATGTGCCGCTTCCCGATGGGCGCAGCATTCCGGTGACCATGAGCGCTGCTTCCACTGGCGGCGATGTGTTCAACATCAACGTCACGGTCGCACCTTCTGGGACGCAAACTGCGGGCGATCAACCCATGGGCCGGGACTTGGGTAAGGCTGTATCCAGTGCGGTGCGCCAGGAGTTGTTGGCGCAGCGTCGTGCCGGTGGCTTGTTGGATCCTCGTCGGGCGTAGTCGGGCGTATTGAGTTGTCATGAGCACCTTCATTTGGTCACCGTCCTATGGCGCAAACCTGTCTATACGCCCTACGGTCACGCGCGTGGCTTTTGGCGATGGGTATGAGCAGCGCATTGCCAAAGGCATGAACAACGTTGCTGAGGTGTGGAGCCTGGCGTTTCAGGGGCGCAGCAAAGTGGATGCGTTGGCCATCGATGCATTCCTGCGAGAGGCAGCGGCGCTCAAGAGCTTTGATTGGATCTCACCGTCGGATACCGAGGGACAGTTTGTGTGTGATGAGTGGAGCGTCTCGGTTGACGACATCGACGTGTACACGGTACGTGCCACGTTTAGGCAGGTCTTTGATTTGAGGTGAGCGCCATGGCTACGCCTTCGCCATCCATCGCCGCCGAGATCCAGCAGTTGGATCCCAGCAGCGTCATCGAATTGTTTGAACTCGACATGAGTCTGTTCAACCAGGGCGTGATTCGCTTTCATGCGGGGACCAATCAACTTCGATCCAAAGTCGTGTGGCAGGCCCAAGCCTACGAGGCCTTCCCCATCCAGGCTGAAGGCTTTGAGTTCAATGGTGGCGGCCAACTGCCCAGACCCAAGTTGCGTGTGGCCAATGTCAGCGCCAGCATCACTGCCTTGGTGTTGTCTTATCAAGACCTAATCGGCTGCAAGCTCACACGCAAACGCACGTTGGCCAAGTACCTTGATGCGGTGAACTTTATAGGTGGAATCAACCCCAGCGCCGATGCATCAGCGGCATTCGCTGACGACGTGTTTTACGTCGATCGCAAGTCACGCGAGACCCGTGACGTGGTCGAGTTTGAGTTGGCCACATCCTTTGACTTGGAAGGCGTGATGCTTCCGCGCCGCCAGATTGTGCAAAACGTTTGTCCCTGGACGTACCGAGGCGCTGAGTGCGGTTACACCGGCGGTGCTTACTACGATGCCAATGACAGGGCCGTATCCAGCAGTGCCTTGGATCAGTGCGGTAAGCGCTTGGACTCGTGTCAGGCGCGCTTTGGCGCCAATGCGGACCTGCCGTTTGGCGGGTTTCCAGCCTGTGGTTTGTTTCGTTGACGCTTTATTCGGTCACGCTGCTTGGGCTTTTCCAAAACAGCAGGCTGCGTGAGCGTTTGCCTGGAGCGTAAATGTCGTGCCACACGTTGACCAAGCCAATAGCGATCAATGCCAAACGAAATGCGATGAAAGCCGTGTATGCAAGGCTGTCGCCTTGGGCATTTGTTGCAGACGGAACGATATTCAAATCCACGGCCAACATCACCACGGCCAGCAGCGTGAATACCCGCCAGAACGTTTTCATGCCCACGTTACGCACCCAGCAATAGATGCCGGTGAGCAGGATACCCAAGCCCATGATGCCCCGCAAGGCGACGTAGGTGGTGACCCAGTTCAGATCGGCCTGGGGAACGCTTGAGTGGCTGATGAGCCATTCGGGTTTGGCAAAGCACAGTGCAATAAAGCCGATGGCAATGACCAACGCGACATTGATGCGCCACTGAAAGTAGCGGCTGTTTTTGATGAACGCAGAAGTCCGCACATCGACAAATCCCTTGGGGCGCCACAGGGTGTCGATTGCGATTTCTTCGGCATCAGTGAGGTCGATTTTCATGGTGCTTGAGTCAGCTTGGGCGCATGAACTGGCTGTTCAACGCAGTCATTCATCGGGGGGGTAATTCTCAATGCTCGAATCATCTTCGTCAAATTCAATAGAAATTTTGTTGGTTTTGCGTCGTGGATGAGGTTTCAATGCAGCGCGCCTTGGCGCATGCGCAAAGCGAATTCCCACGCGAGTCATGCGGCTTGTTGGTGGTGCAAAACGGGCGGCAGCGATATGTTGCTTGCCGCAACATGGCGCAAGGCACCGACCAGTTTGTCATTCACCCCGAGGACTACGCCAAGGCTCAAGGCTTGGGAGAAATCATTGCGGTGGTGCACTCGCACCCCAAAACCTCGGCAGAGCCCAGCCAGGCCGATCGTGTGTCGTGCGAGGCCACGGGCCTGCCCTGGTTCATCGTCTCCGTGTCTTCACAAACTTGGTGCGAGATCAAACCCAGCGGTTATGTCGCGCCCTTGGTGGGGCGCCAGTGGTGCCATGGCGTGTTGGATTGCTACTCACTGGTGCGCGACTGGTTCAGGCAGGTGCGTGGTGTTGAGCTTCCTGATTTCGTGCGCCATGACCAATGGTGGAAGCACGGCCAAAACCTTTATCTCGAGAATTTCGCGGCAGCTGGTTTCGTGGCCATCGATGCGGCACAGGCGAAAGAGGGCGATTGCTTCCTGATGCAAGTGGGCGCTGATGTGCCCAACCATGCTGCCGTCTATCTCGGTGGGGGTCACATCCTTCATCACCTGCAAGGGCGCTTGTCCAGTCGTGATGTCTACGGCGGTTATTGGCAAAAGATCACCACGCACTGCCTTCGATATGTCAAACCCAACGAGCAAGACCGCGAACATCAAATTGCTGGGTGATTTGGGGCGTCGCTTCGGTCATGAGCACCGCTTTGAGGTGGCCTCAGCCAGCGAAGCCATTCGTGCGTTGAGTGCCAACTACCCAGGTTTTGAGCGTGAATTGGTTCAATCGCAGGAGCGAGGTGTGGGGTATCGGGTGCTGGCTGGTGACGCCAGTTTGTCGCTTGATGCTCTGGGTCACCCCATGGGTGCGCAAACCATCACCATCGTTCCTGTGATTACTGGTGCGGGTGGCGACGGTCTGGGCCAAGTGTTGCTGGGCGCGGCCATCATTGCCGTGGCGTGGTGGAATCCCATGGGTTGGGCCGCTTCTGGCGCTTTTTTGTCGCAAGCCACGCTGTATTCGGTGGGCACCTCAATTGCCCTCGGCGGTGTGGCGCAAATGATCGCGCCTACGCCCATGTCGACAGAACCAGCCGAGCGTCAAGACAACAAACCCAGCTATGTGTTCAATGGGGCGGTCAATACGACTGCCCAAGGTCAACCCGTGCCCGTGGGCTATGGCCGCATGATCGTGGGCTCTGCGGTGATCAGTGCTGGTATTGATGTGGATGAGTTGGCTGCATGAGTGCCGTGATGACACCAGCATTGATTGCAGGCGCCGGTGGCGGTAAGGGCTCCAGTGCCAGCGCGCGCGTGGCGCAAGAAGATCCCGATAGCCTGCGCTCCAAGGCTTATGCACGGGTGGTGGACCTCATCAGCGAGGGTGAGATCGAAGGCTTGGTGGATGGCCTCAGGTCCGTCTACCTGGACGAGACGCCAATTCAAAACGCTGACGGCAGCACCAACTTCAGCGGTGTGACCTTGGAGTCACGTGAGGGCACGCAGCAGCAGTCCTATATCCCCGGCTTTGCCAACGTTGAGAATGAAGTCTCGGTCGGTGTGGAGCTCAAGGCGGATTTCGACGTGGTGCGCACCATCAGTGATGCGGACGTGGATGCCGTGCGCATCAAGGTCAGCATCCCCCAATTGACCCAACAGAACACCAGCAACGGTGACATCAGCGGCTCAAGCGTGAGCATTGCCGTTGAACTGCAAAGCAATGGAGCGGGTTTTACCGAGGTGGTGAGTGACACCATTTCAGGCAAGACCACCACGCGCTACCAGCGCAGTTACTACATTCCCTTGCGTGGCACTGCGCCTTGGGAAATCCGCGTTCGTCGCATCACCGAGGACTCGAGCTCGTCGGCCCTGCAAAACAAGACCTACGTGGACTCGTACACCGAGGTGATCGAGTCCAAGCTGCGCTACCCCAACAGCGCTTTGGTGGCTTTGCGGGTCGATGCCTCGCAGTTCTCCGCCATTCCCCGGCGCAGCTACGATATGAAATTGCTGCGCATTCGCGTGCCCAGCAGCTACGACGCGCCATCGCGGGTTTACAGCGGCATTTGGGATGGCAGCTTCAAAGTCGCCTGGAGTGACAACCCGGCTTGGTGCTTTTACGACCTGGTGACCAACCCCCGGTATGGCCTGGGTGGCTACATTCCCGAGTCCCAGGTTGACAAGTGGGCGCTGTACAAGGCAGCCCGCTATTGTGACGAGTTGGTCTCCGATGGCCTGGGTGGATACGAGCCACGCTTCACCTGCAACCTGTACCTGCAAAGCCGAGAGCAGGCCTACAAGGTGGTGCAAGACATGGCTGCCATCTTTCGTGGGATGGTGTACTGGTCGGGTGGTGCCGTTACGGTCAGCCAGGATGCGCCCACTGATGCGGTGTTTCAGTTCACCGCGGCCAATGTCGTCGACGGGGAGTTTGCATACCAAGGCTCTTCAGCCAAGGCGCGTCACACGGTGGCACTGGTGACGTGGAACGACCCCGAGGACTTCTATCGCCAAAAGGTTGAGTATGTGGAGGACGCCGGTGCGATTGCGCGCTATGGCGTTGTGCAGTCTGAGGTCGTCGCGCTGGGCTGTACCTCACGCGCACAAGCCCATCGCGTGGGCAAGTGGCTG